AGGGATTCGCGGTACTCTGCCAGCGCTACCGATTCGCGCGCCTCTAGCGCGTCATGATCGTCGGCCCTGCTGATATTTGCATCGTCTAATCGATGCAATCGCGCGTAGTCATTCGCTTCTTCGATTAGATCGGATATCCGATCCATGCCTAGCCATCGGCGCGCGCGTCGCGCAGTAGCGTACGCTTTATCGATCTGATCGCGGTAATGGTTCATCGCTTCGCTCGGCTTAGTCCACAAGGCCGAGGGCAAGCGAAAGATTGTCACGCCGTCGGGTATCGCTCGCTTTGCTAGCGTAACGTGCCTGCCCGTGGTGCTCGAATAAGTATCAGCCGCGACATAAGCCGCCTGTACTCCGCTAGGCGTTTCCGCAAAGCGAGCGACGGGGAAGTGATAGCCGTAGCTATAGATAGTGTCGTGCTCAAAGAATAGCGAGCCGGTGCCATTGCGCCCTTGTGTTTGTGATTGTTGCGCCCATACGTGCGCCGTCATGTCGTTAGTAAATACTGTCTGCATTGTCTTAGCCTTTCCAAAGTGTCGAGACGATGCGATCACGTCGATCGCATAAATCCACCGCCCTGGCGTTGGCCCGGGCGATAGGGCGGTCAAGCCGCCAGCAGCCAGGCCAGGCGGTCACATATCAACAGGTCCAGGCTGAGCAGCTCGGCGGCGGATATTGTGCCGATCGTGTAATGGGTCTCGACCCGCGCGTCTAACGCGCGCAGCTGGTCCAGGTCACGGGCCACATAGGCAGCGCGGATCATACGCGCCAGGGTCGCGGCGGCGGTCTCGTTCAGGTCGGTCGGCGTGGTAATGGGTTTGGCTCCTGTAGTTGCCGGTGTTTATATAGACTGTCAACATAGACGGACTATACATAGAGCATACCTTGTCTATCGGCAGGATACAAGTCTAATCTATAGCTTTATTCTAATGTTCGCAAGGCGGGTACGTGCAGAGCCAGGACCAGGACCAGGACCAGGACCAGGCCGAGACCGTGGAGGTACGTGCAGACGCTTCTAGGGGCAGGTGTTACCCCTTTCAATTACAATACCCAATTTTTGTCGGGAATAAAAAAACACTAGATATTGACTGTCTTTGCTGACAGAAATCACGAACTTTTGCAATACCCAATTTTTGTCAGGAATAAAAAAACACTAGATATTGACTGTCTTTGCTGGCAGAAACTATGAACTACGATGCAAACGAAACTATGAACTTTGCAAGCAAACGAAACTACGATGCAAACGAAACTATAGATTGCCAACAGAAAATAAAACCACTTGCAAAGGCAGCGATGCCGAACTAATGTAATGCTACATAATGTAATGCTACATATAGCCCCCCCAAGGAACCCGACATGCCAGCACTCCCCCACCTGTACCGCAACCAAGCCGCTGACCTCTTAGATCAAGCCGCCAAGGACATCCTCAACGGTGCCGACACCTTCGAGGTCCAGAACCAGATCAACAACACCCTGAACGCGATCCGAGCGGAAGCAGTGAAGCGACCCGAGGGACCGAAGAAGCCGAAGCCCGCTGACATGCCCCTAGATGCAGGCACCGACGACGAATGAGCCGAAAAGAACTCCAACGCAGCATCCTGCCCTTCGGCTTGCAGGAGGTCCCTAAGAACCTCCCTGTTGTCCCGATGCAGCCTAGGGGGTTCACCAATTTGACCGACATGGACACGGGCGAGATCGAAGGAGAGCCGACCCCGAGCGACCCTGAGAAGCCACCGAAAGAAAAACACAACCAGAAGGCGATGTTCCAAGCGGCCTTCGCTCGGGCCCGCATGTCCCTCGACGACATGAGCCCCTACCGCGTCCGGGTCATGTGGCGCACGCTCCGCTACATCTCCTGCCGCCTAGGGGTCATGACACCGAACATGCTCTTGGGCGACATGCCCAGCGAAGCAGGTGACCCGATCAACGGCATCGACTTGTGGACGAGGCCTTACCAGCCCAAGCAATTCAACCCACCGTACCCCGACGCCTTCACTCGATGCTTGATGGCACTGGTACACCAAGCAGCGGACCAAGGCGACGAGGTGACCTACGACCACTTGCACCCGACACAGGACCGCATCGCAAGCAGCGAACGCGCAGGCTTCACGCTACTCCCTACGCAAGCGACAGCCGCGTACTGGACCAAAGCGTTCGAGATGGTCGCAAGCCAACTCTTCCTCGCCCGAGGCAGCGCACGGGACAGGGAGCAGGGGAGGCTCGGTATGATGGGCCTGAGCGACCCCGACCTTTGCGTCATCGCTTGCCCTTGCATTGCGGAACTCTTGATGTGGGAACTGTTCCTCGTTGACGAGGCGACGAAGATGCTGGCGCACAGCGGCGAACACTTGATTGATACATCGTTCCGTGAGCACTATGGCCTACTGCCTTTCGAGACCGAGCCGATCGTCGCACGCGCACGCAAGAGCATCCTCGAACGATCCTCCCTCGACATCGAAGAGCAGCGTGCGCTGATGGTCGTGCGGATCAACGACGTGACGGCACGCGCCCGCGAAAGCCTCGACCCCCGCGCGGAGTTGATGGCATTGAAGCTGCTGAGTCAGACGATCGGCATTACCCGCAGCGAGCCAGAAGACTTGAAGAGCATGTTCAGGAAGGTCGTCGGCGAGGCGAACGAGAAGCGGCAGTTAGATTACGCCCAAGGAGATGCCGAGGAAGCATCCGAAGACGACGAATGAAACACCGCCACCACGTACAACTCGCCGACTGGTATAAAGAGGTCTCGACCGACATCTTCAAGCTCGCCGCCGCGTGTAATTTCAAGCCGACGACCAACCAACAGAGCAAGTTGTTTCGAGCGGTGCAAGACGGGCGACAAGCCATCGCAGTGCGAAGTGGGCAAGGCCCAGGAAAGAGTACCAGCACAGGCATCGTGGCCCTCTACCGCCTCTTGCAAGCACCCAAAGCCAAGGTGATCCTCACCGCCCCGACGATGAAGCAATGCAAGGACGTGTGGCTCGCCGAACTCCGCAAGACACTCGAACGTGCCGACCCACTGGTGCAGAATCTCTTTGAGGCAACTAAGACGAGGCTCATCGTCGCGGGGGATCACGATTGGGGCGTCGAACTCGTGACGGCCACTCGGCCCGAGAACGCGCAGGGATACCATGACCCGAACATGACGGTCATCGTCGAAGAAGCATCGGGCGTGAGCAGCGCCATCATGGAACAGTTCGAGGGTACGTTGAGTAACCCCAACAGCTTGCTGCTGCTCATCGGAAACCCCAACACGCGCGACTGCTACTTCTTCGACTGCTTCTACACCTACGGCGACCGCTGGTACTGCATGGCATGGAACGCCGAAGAGACGCCCGCGTCGGCTTGGTTCGACCCCGACCGCAACGCCCGCCTCGCCAAGCAATTCGGCAGGGATAGCGATGTGTACCGCGTGCGTGTTAAAGGCGAGTTTCCGCATACTGATCCGAACTGCGTCATCTCTGCCGAGGACTACAACCTCTGCGCACCCAAAGGCGGCGAGTCGGTCGCTCACATGCTCAAGCTCGCTCGGGTTACAGGCGGATCTCATGCAGGCAAATACTTGAGGCAGATGGGGTTGGACTTCGCTCGCTTTGGCGGCGACGAGAACGTGTGCATGAGGCGGCAAGGCAGCGCCGTCGTGCAGTGGGGGTTCTGGCCCCACACCGACCCAAACGACATCGTAGACCTCTCATTTGACTGGCAGAGGCGAGCGGGGTGGAGCGACCGAAACACGCAGTACGTGGCTGACGCGGGAGGCATGGGCCAAGGCGTGATGAGTAATTTCCACAGCAGAGGCAAGCGGCTGTTTGAGTTCCATACCCAAGCAGCGGCGTTTGACAGCCAGCGCTACGGCAACCGGATGACCGAGGCTTGGTTCTGCCTCCGCAACCGCATGGTCGATGGGGATTGCCACCTGCCCGATGATGTGCTCTTGCAGAGGCAGATGACGACGAGGCAGTATTACATGGATCGCAAGGGTAGGATCATCCTCGAATCCAAGGACGAGTACATGAAGCGGCAGGGCGACTCGCCCGACCGCGCGGACGCCGCTGTGATGGCGTTCTACCCCCTAGAGATCGGCCAGGCCCAGGTGATCCGTAAGAGCGGGGGCAAGAGCCAAACACCGCTGAGGCAAGGCTACCAGCCCAAGGAAGCACAACAGCATACAGTGAGAGTGAGCCGACGATGATATGCCCCAACTGCAAGAACAAGATGAAGGTAACGCACACCTATACGGCCAACACAGCAGGTAAGACGCAGCGCGTCGCGTGCGAGTGCGGCGTGGTCGGGACTTGCGTGACGATCATGGTCACGGCCAACCCGATATCCGGGCAGGGAGCAAAGAGCGTGGCGGATCGGATGAGAGAACAAAGAACCCCGCCTACTGTGGTGTTTGCCTCAGAAGACGGGGCTGACGAAATCAAAGATAAGCCCGTCAAGGCACGCAGGCGAGTAAGCCCGCCAAGCCGAACTACCCCCTCTCCCCGTCCTCGACGAGATCCTTGATGATCCCAACAAAATCGGAAAGAGCGGCAAGTTGGTCGCCGTCTCGATAGGCAACTAAGGCCGCAGGCAACTTAAACTTGGCGACCATTTGAAGGCTCATCGGCTCATCGGCTTTCAATGCCCTCATGACGAAGGAACAGCCGAACTTTCCGCGAGACAGGAGCTCGTCCGCTACGGCGTCGTCGCACGCAAACTCAAGGTACTCATCGAGTTCGCTGGGACCGGCAAAGTCGTCGGGGGTGAAGTCTTGCATTAGGTTGCTAAAAGGTTGGCCGTGCGAAGTGCAGCGAGTAGCTCGTCCACCTTGTCGGACAATGCCTGCACCTCCGCGATCGACGGGCCTGCGATGGTTTGATTCGCGTCAGCAACGGCTGCGGCCTGCATCCCCTTGGCGAGGTTGGCGATCGTTGATTTCTTCGACGCATTGCTCGCCGCCGAGTCTTCGATCAAAAGAAGGTCTGCGCCGATAGGCGTTGTCTTTGCGGTCAGTTCGTTGACGGTTGTAGTAGCCATGAAGGTCTCCGTTAGGAATTAAGAGATGGCGATTTTCTCGCCAAGGTGTGTCACGATTATATCACCTGTGTCCGTCGCCAAGAGCGTCGAGCCGTCAACCGAGTCGAGCAGCTTGCAGACTTGGGTGATCGTTGAGATGTCGGCGATCTCGTTGTTGGTCTCAGGCACGCTCTTGATGCACAGCGTATTGCCTGCGGCGACCAAGGGGTCTGTGATCGGTTGCAGTGAGTCTTGGGCAATCAGGTAGACCCAATCGTTGATCGCGTGTGCGGCGGCTGTCGTGCCTTTGCGGGCACGGATCATGTCGTTTAGCTGATACCTTCGGCCGGCGCAAGTCCAGACCGCAGTACCATCCGTCACCGTGTCGCCGACCTTGCGGGGCCAGATCGGTTCAACGGTGTCTGTCGTGCCTGCGGTCGTACACTCGTAGCGGAAGCCATTGGAGACCAAAGGGATCACGAAGTCGGTCAGCGACTTCGCGGTCGATGCGACCCAAGACGTTTCGCTTTGCACAGAAACGCTCTTGACGTAAAAGACCTCTTCTCCGATGAGGGCGACCTGCGTACCTGCCTGCCAGCTTGCGTCGTCCCCTGTGAGGTCCGAGGCCACGAAGTCGAGCAGGCCGTTGGCGTCCTCGAAGATCGGCCCTGTGACAATGATGTCGTCAGTCGATGCACCGATTGCTGATTCGATCTGCCCGCCGCCAGCGCCCGCGACTTGCTGCCCGATGAAGCGAAAGTTGGTGCCCGCGTCGATGCTCCCGTAGATGCTGCCCGAGCGTATCTCTGAGTGAGCAGGGATGCGGAACACGACGATCGCCACGGAGGTCGTATCTTCTGGCGGAAGTTGGAAGAAGGAGAAGGCGAGATCGTTCTCGACATCGAACAGCACTGTCGCCAGCGGTGTGTCTTGAACGTCCTCGATCGAAGGCACGGAGTAGACATCAACGACGGCTTCGATCTCGACCCTCGGCGAGTCATGCACGGGCTTGGCCGAGAGGACTCGCATCTGCCCGAACGAGTGCCTGAAAATCTTACCGGCGCGGAGCAAGGCAGCGCCTCGAAGCACCGTGAATCGCACTGCGATTGTTTGGCTCAGGTTCTCTTGTTCGCGTCGGTTGGCAACCTGCTTCGCAACGACAGGGTGCGTGATGAAGCCCATCTCGATTTCTTCGGGGACCGAAGCGTTGCGTGCTTCGAGGTCCGCCGCGTCTTGACTCTGAATATCAAACGAGCGATAGTTCTCGATCTCGTTCAGGAACGAGAAGATCAATCGGTTGGTCGCCTTGTGTCCTCGCCACACTTGGCGTTCGGCGTCGGGGGGAGTAATTACGTCGTCGATAAGAAAAGGCGTGTTTTCCGTGGGCGCACGCATCGCTTCGACAAGCAAGCGGTTGTCGTGCTGGACAAGGAACGCACCCGCGTCGGCGAGAAGCGATTGCATTAGTTCGGACACCGCCACGCCGGACTCGCCGAGCAGGTGCATCGGCAGATGCTCAGACTCCATCAACTCGCCGAAGGACTCGATGGTCGTTTCGTCGATGTCATCGAGAGCCAAGCCTGCGCCGTAGGGGAAGCCGCCGCGAAGAAGAACAAAAGCAAGGTGAGCGGGGTTGAACCCTTCGCTCGTGCCATCGGTGATTTCTCGGTTCGAGTCTTCGAGTGTTTGGCTGAGGCACAACGCCTTGACCGTGTACTCAAGCGTAGGCCACGTAGGACTGCCGCCGAGTTCGTAGTCGCGCCAGTAGATGTAACAGAGGCCGGGCCAGCCTGAGCGGATGCCCGTGCCTTGCACAAGCAAGTCGTAGGGCTGCTGGTCAAGCTCTCCCCAGAAGATCGTGAAGGAACCGACGTTGGCGATGGTGGTCGTTGTGCCGGAAGGCGTCGTGTCGCTGGTCATCGTCCCCGACCAGATGACTTTGTTGTTGGCTCTGATTTCGTAGAGGCCCGTCGCAGCGCCAGCGCAAAGCAAGTGCCACCCCGACTCGAACCAGACCGTTTGGCTGCCGCCTCCTCCTTTTTTCCCTCCCCCTGATGATCGCTGGATGGACCGGCGAAAACCTGCCCAGCCGAACACATGCCCGATCTTTCGCTTGCCGATCAGCAGGGGCACGTAAGAGCCTCGCGTAGCGAGCGTGGTGGGCGTGTCTTCGCCGAGATTGCCGCCGCCTCCCTTGGGGCGCAACAGCAAACCCGCAAGGATCGATAGGCCGACGCCGATTACAAAAAGAGTGAGCGTACCGGCCATTACCACGTTTCCTTGTGTTGGGGTCGGTAGAGTTTAACGACTCGTCCGAGGCTGCTCGCCATCGAAGCCCACACAACGCCGGTGCCGGGCAAGGAGTGAATGACCTGCCCTACGCTTCTGCCTGCCATCATCACATGCCCAGGCCAATCAGGGCCGTCCTTGCCTCTGAAGCTGCGCGTGACGATTAGATCGCCTGGCTCGATTGAACCTCGAACTTCTTCGAGAGGGAAGGCGCGGCGAAAGGCCAAGACCATTTCGCTGCCGCCGCCGTTGCAAGAGCCGACGACGGGGGACATCAAAGGCAGCACGGTTGGCTCGGGGTGCCTGTAGAGCGTGTCGTAGATGCCTGCTATGAGGCCGTAACAGCTTGCCCCGCAACCGATCTCGCGTTGGTGCGCGGAGTACCGTGTGCCGATCCAAGGCAACTGCGCAGCGAAGACGGCATCTTCGGTGTCGGGGGATATCGCTCTCCATTCGAGTTGTGCTTGAAGATCACTCACTGAACACCGGGTTTCTCGACGGCATCGCAAAGCCGATGCCCATGTAGTGTACTTCGTTGTTCCACACCGTTCGGCACGTTGAAAGATTGCCGTCGCAGCCCGGCGTCAGCGTGATCGTTTCGCCGACCCAACTATCAGGCGGGAACTCGCGGAGGAACAGGGACACCGTAGGGGCGGGGTTCGTGCCCGCGTCGATGATTTGCCTGATGACCGAGCGTGCGCCGTTGACCGAGACGTAGCCTCGACGCCAGCGTGCGTTGGTCATGTTCGGCGAGCCGGTGAGTGTGACGACGACTTGGTTATCGAACTGGCTCCGCACCGAGGCGACGGTGCCTGTGAGAATGTCGCCGGAGATGTCCTTTTGGCAACGCGAGTCGCCAAGGATGTTCAGGCAAGTGGAGAGTGCAGGAAAACCCACTTTGGCATCTTCGAGTCGTCGCTTGAGTCCGTGGACTTCTATTTTGACGACGTTCTCATTGCCTCCCGGGTTTTGTGTAACCGAGCCAAACGTGCCCTTGAAGATGTTACGGAGCGAGGCATCGGTGCCGGGGATGACTTCTTGGAGAGTCGCTGTGATAACTGCATGGACATACGGACTAAGCAGCGCAGGGACCGGAGCGATCGTCGAATCCATTGTGATCGTTGCTTTGGCATCTTCGGCACTCCCGCCTTGGGCTTCTATGTCGTAGGTAAGCGAAGGCATCGAGGTAAAGGTATCCCCGCCGACCGCTACGTCGTCGTCCCATCGGCAAAACCGGAAGGTTTGCGTGCCGTCAACAAGCGTGAGCAAGAAAGCGTGTTTGGCCTGCGAGTCGGTATGGAGTGCTGATACTACCATGCTGCTACCTCCGAGCACTGTTTACAAAGTTGACCCATGTCTGCGACGCTAGTTGGAACCCATCTTCAACGGCAAAGTTAGACCCGATGTTGTTGACTTCCCATCGGGTCGCGCCTGTAGTACCATCAATCATTACGGTCGGGAACACGCCCGGAGAAGCAAGGGAGCCAACGATGATGTCTCCTGTGCCCGCGTCCATGTCCATCAATTCAGATGAACCCAGCACCGCCGAGCTTGTCAGCCACTCACTCACTAGATTTCCTGAAAGATCAAGAACGAGAATCTGTGCTGCCTTAGTTGAGTCCGCGTGCGTTGAGTCGATAGTGCCTTTATTATGGTAGAGGAAGTTACCCTGCTTAATAAGATTCGCGGTGTTGCCGTCGCCGCTTCTTGAAGCGTACCCCCAGACGAAGGTACCTGTCGCCGCCACATACTTAGCGATCGAGTATTGAGCGCCATCTGCTCCTGACCAACCTGTTGAGTTGCTGTAGCCGTAGAGATAAAGCGTACCCTCCTCAAGAGATAAGAGAAGGTTTGCGGTAGGGTTAAATCCGTTGAGTTCGGCATAGCTTGCAACAAGTCCGCCCGTTGAGGCGTTCAGAATTTCAATAGTTGCTCCTGCCGTGTTACCGACGTAAGCAGCAACGTACCCGTCCGTGATGTTAGTTAGGAAGATTTCAGGAATGCTGTACCCAAGCGCGTCTCCATCGAAACTTCGCGTCCACTGCAACACACCAGCGGACGAATACTTCCTGATGTGGCCGTCAGTGTAGGTGATGTCGGCCACGTCTTGCGTTGATCCTGTGATGAAGCTACCGTCCGAATCAACGGCAAGCCCGCTCACACTCTTCCTGCCGCTAGTGTGTATCGTGAAGGACTCGCCTGCTGTAACGGCAAGAGCAACGTCCGTACCCGTAGTCAGGTTGGCAACAATGAGATTCGATTCGTTGATGTTTCCGAGGTAATCTCCATTTGACGAAGAACTCCTAAAGTCTCCGTTCAACACGCTAGTGTTGCTCGAAAGCGTTACTTGTCTCTCAGATTCCGCTCCGTCCAAGCTACTTAAGAACCGGGCATTGTTGGTACCTGACGTAGTAGCGTCGGTGCCGACAATATCCCAACCGAGCGCAGATCCTTCGCATCCGCCCATCGCAATGTCCGGCGAGATCGCCGAGGTTGCATCATCCGTGACTGCAATCCCCAGCGAAATCAAAGCGCCGGTATCTGTAACAACGCTCGCGCCTGTGTCGGTCGCCAAAGTTTCAAGCATCGTGATCTGCTTCTCTTGCAGCAGTTCGATTGTCTCCAATGTCATCTGGCAGATGTCTGTCGTCAGCCAGCGTTCGGCGATCTCATCGCGGAACATGCGGACGAGCAAAAGTTGACGCGCATCGACAACCGTTCCCAAAGCCGCACCGCCGACGAAAGCGATCTCGTGGCTCGCTCCGTTCTGAGTCACCGAGGAGATTTCCCTGTAATCAAACGTGCCGTTCGATAATTGCATCACGAGGTAAGGACGATAGTTCCAGTCGAGCAAATCGCCCGTGTCTTCGACGAGCAAGTTGTTGCCGTTCGATCCGGTAATGCGGTAGTCGCTCCAGGGCGATCGCAGGTAAAACGGGTAAGCCCTCCCGCCGCGAGACTCAAAGAAGCGGATCGTGTTCCATGCTTCTTCGCGTGTTGTGCATTGGATCAATGCGTTGATCTGCTGCACGCCTCGCTCGCCGTAGAAGACAGGCAACTCGCCGATGCCCATCGTTGCGATCGAGCCGATGCGATTGACCGAGAACTTGATGTTCGAGTAATCGATCGGGCCTGCGAACACGGGGAGGGAGTCGAAGACATCGAAGCCCGAGGGGTTTGCGCCCAAGCCTGCGGTGCCGTTAATGGCGTCAAGCTGCGTAGGCCCGACGTTCTCCTGCGCCGTGAAGTTCTGGAAGTCTGCCTTGTCATCGGTAATGACGAACCCATTAGAGAACGAGTCGATCAGCCTTGATTCGAGCAGCGGGATGATGAGCGAGCCTGCGGGCGTGTCCGATGCAAGGCCCGGCGAAGCCAGCGTGATGCTCGTCGAAGCGGTCACGGCGTCAACGACATGGACCTCGAAGGAAGTTACCACGTCGTCTTCGATGCGAAAGACGAGTACGCGATTGCCCGCGAAGATGCGACGGTAATCGGGGTCTACGTCGAGGACCGTATCCGTTGCGCTGCCCGCCGTCTGCAATTCCATCTGGTCGCTGTAGAGCGGCATTAGGAATCCCGCCATCGTGTACCGCGTGAGCAACTGCCTGGCTGCGAGCGTCTCGACGCGACCTGTGCCGGTCAACGTGCAGGACAGCGACCGCCTGGGCGTGCCTCGGAGGATGCGCCGTTGCTCCGATAGCGTCAGGGCTTGCTCGATGCGAGTCTCGAAGCCTGTGCGGACGGTGACGGGGTTCTTCCAGTTGGCACGCAGCGCGACAGGCGGTGCCCAGACTTGTCGGTCAGAGGTTGGTGCGGTTCCCGTTGCTAGGAGACTTGTGATCGCCATTATGAAATCCCAAGAGCGCCCTTAAATCGCTTCTGGTTGCTTTGGACGAACGAGAAGTAAGCGCCTTGCCCGCCGTTGAGTAAGGCTTCCATCGTAGCATTGTCTGCGGGCAGGGGTACGACGACTGGCATTTGCGGCCCTGAGTCGCCCTGTCCCGTGTCCGAAGGGATTGTGCCGCCTACGGCGAACCCTGCCGAGGAGCGTCTCCTAGAGGCTCTGCGGCGTCCCGTGAGGCCAGCGAGGGAACGCAACTCGCCGGGATCAACGAGCATCCGGTTGATGGCCTGCATCGTGTCTGCCCCGTAGGTGCTGACAGCGGACTTCTTGACCATGTATTCGCCGGGCGTTGCCCAGATCGGCACGGTGTCGCTGGCAGGCAAGCCTGCGGGTCGGATTGATCCGCCTGCGGCGTAGCCCCTTGCTCCGTTCGGGGTGATGAACCCGCCCGTTGCGGCACCGAGCCCGAGCAAGCGACCGAACGCATTGGGCGTGTCTCCCCCTCCGAGACCTAAGATGGCTCTGAAAATCAACGCTTGAGCCGTCAACTCCAAGAGTTGCCGTGCGATGCTTTGGAAGAACGAACCGATACGTTGTTCGATCGTCTTGTCG